ACGCGAACACTCAAATCATCTGGGCCGTAGCCGGGAACCCCACGAGGAACTCAGGCCGCTTCCGGGATTGCTGGGACCGGTTTTCCGGCCTGTGGCACCACTACGTTGTCGACGCTCGCACGTCGGCGTTCTCCAACAAGAAGCAGATTGCCGCCTGGGCCGAAGCCTGGGGCGAAGACTCCGACTTTTTCCGTATCCGCGTCCGGGGTGAGTTTCCAAATGCCGCTACTACCCAGCTCATTCCTGTCGAGACAATCCGAGCTGGGCAGATGCTTGAGGTGCAATCGCAACCCTGGGAACCGCTTATCCTTGGAGTTGATATCGCGCGCTTCGGTAACAACGAGAGCGTGGCGCAATTCCGTCGAGGTCGAGACGCTCGCTCTATGCCCCCTGCCCGCTGGCGTGGCCTGTCTGTGGTTGAGACGGCAACTCGAATTGCTGACATGATCAAAACCCACAGCCCGGATGCGGTGTTCCTTGACGAGGGCGGCGTCGGCGGCGGCGTGGTGGACGTCGTGCGCAGCCTGGGCCATAAGGTCATCGCGGTGAACTTTGGCATTCCGGCGAGCACTCGGCCCGAAGGAACCCTGGTCGCGAACAAACGTGCTGAAATGTACGTGCTGCTTCGGGACTGGCTGCGAGAGGGCGGCCGCATCTCGGCTCACGAGGACCTCTATTCAGACCTCGTGTCCATCGAGTACCACTACAACAAGAAGCAAGAAATCCAGCTGGTCTCAAAAGAGGACATGCGCAGCATCGGCAAGAAGTCTCCGGACTGGGCCGACGCGCTTGCCCTTACCTTTGCCTACCCGGTGTCGGCGCAAGCCTGGCGCCAGCGCGGCCGCGAGGTTGAGGCTGAATACGATCCCTTTGGCGAGGATGCTTTCGCGGGGCGGAGTCCCGGACGGCAAGTTCCAGAAAGGAGACTTCACTGATGGGATTCTTGATCCCCCTGGCTGGTAGCGCCATTGGCGCGCTAAGCGGAGCTGGAGCGGCGGCTGGAGCCGGAGCCGCGGGCTCATCCCTTATCGGCGCCGCAAGTACGGGCTTGGCCGCTGGAGCCGCTGACGGCGTAGCCGCTGGAGCCGGGGCTGGCGCTGCTGCCGCCGCTGGAGGTGCCGCCACGGCTACGGCCGCAGCCGGAGGCGGCTTGTTTACGGCCGCAAACCTCACCACGGCTGGAAGCCTCATCGGCACTGGCGCGACGATTGCGGGCCTGATGAACCAGCCCAAGATGCCCAAGCCGCCGAGTCCGCCCCAGCTTCCGAAGTTCGCTCCGAACGTGGGTGCGCCCCCGCCTCCGCTTGGAGGCACGTTCCTAACGCAAGGCCAGGCCGCGCCCACCGCCGTGCTGGGCCGTAATGCTACTCGCGGCGCGACTCTGCTTGGAGGCACCAAGTGATCGACCTCAAGAAGATAGACCCGCTGGTAGTCCAGCAATACCGGCTTCAAAGCCAGGCCGCGCTTGAAGACATGCGGAGCTACCGCATCAGCTTCTGGGCGCACTGGGCGCAGCTTGCCGAGGTTTATCTTCCGCGCCGGTACAAGTGGTTTGTGACCCCGAACCAGTACGCCAAGGGCGCCGCGATCAACGGCAGTATTGTGGACGAAACCGGTGTGATCGCCGCTCGGACACTGGCCGCGGGTATGATGGGAGGGCTAACGTCTCCGACGAAGCCGTGGTTTAAGCTGGGGCTTCACGACTTGTCGAAGGTCGACTATGGTCCGGTGAAGGACTGGTTGTCCGAGTGTGAGCGCCGGCTGCTCCGGGTGCTAAGCGAGAGCAACTTCTATCAGTCCCTGGGCGTGATGTATCACGACAACGGGGTCTTCGGCTCGGCCGCGATGATAATCTACGAGGACGACCAAGACGTCATTCGGTGCTACAATCCGTGCCTCGGGGAGTTCTTCTTCGGCGCGGGGTCACGGCTCGACGTGGATACGCTCGCGCGGGAGTTCACGCTGACGACCCAGCAAGCTGTGCAGATGTTCGGCATCGAGAACGTCGGGGCGAGCACGGCCCAAGCCTACCGCTCGAACCAGCGGCAGTTCGAGGTCGTGATCCAGCACGTGATCGAGCCCAACGTTCCGCTGTATGACGCCGGCTCATCTGACGAGCTTCCAATGATCGTGCCGCCGAAGTTCGCCTACCGCGAGCTTTACTGGTGCACCACTGCCAATGGCAGCGAGCTGATGCGGGCTGAAGGCTTCAACGAGAAGCCGTTTGTCGGAGCGCGCTGGGACACGACGAGCAACGATCCTTACGGTCGGAGCCCCGGCATGGATGCGCTCCCGGCCACGCGGCAGCTTCAAATCGAACAGCGCCGCAAGGGCGAGGCCATTGACAAGATGGTCCGGCCTCCGATGAACGCCAGCGTCAACATGAAGAATGAGCCGATGAGCATTCTTCCCGGCGCGATTAACTACGTCGCGGATCTCAACTCGTCTGGGTTCAAGCCCGCCTACGAGGTGGAGCCTCGCATCCAAGAGATGATGATGGACATTAAAGAGGTCCAGGGCCGGGTCAAAGAGGTCTTTTTCGTTGACCTGTTCATGATGATCAGCCAGCTGGACACGGTTCGCACCGCCACGGAGATCGACGCTCGGCGCGAAGAAAAGCTCATCCAGCTTGGGCCGGTAATTGAGCGGTTTGAAAACGAAGTGCTTGATCCGCTGATTGATCGAGTGTTCGCAATCATGGTTCGGCGCAAGCTGCTTCCGCCGCCGCCCCCGGAGATCCAAGGCGAGCCGCTGAACGTGACCTACGTCTCGATGCTGGCCGAAGCCCAGCGCGCCGCCTCGACTGCGGCGATTGAACGGCTGCTCCAGCTGGTCGGCGGCATTGTCGCCGTGGCTCCGGACGCGATGGACAACCTGGACATTGATGAGCTGATCGACGAGTACGCGGATCTCCTCAACGTCTCGCCGACGCTGATCCGTTCGACGAAGGAGGTCATGAAGCTCCGCGCCGCGCGGAACGCCCAGCAGCAACAACAGATGCAAATGCAGAACTCGCTTGCCGCTGCGCAGGGCGCCCAGACGCTTTCGAAGACTGACGTGGGAGGAGGGAAAAACGCCCTCCAGCTGATGATGCAATGACACAGGAACCAAAGCGAGATTCCGGCGCGCGCTCGCGCGTCAACAACGAGCTGGTGATCCGAATGCTGATGGCACAGCCTGAAGGTCGGCGCTGGCTCTGGGACAAGGTTGCAGACCTCCGGGTCTTCTCCACGACCCAGCAGTTTGGTGAGAACGCATCGTTAACAACCGCGTTTCTCGAAGGTAAGCGTAGCGTAGGACTGGCCCTTTTGGCCGATATGACTCGGCTTTGTCCCACCGAGTATGGCCTGGCAGTAGTTGAAAACGGAGCACGAAATGACCACGGAAACAGCACCTCCCGCAACCGAAGCCGCGGCTCCGCCCCCGAGCGCGCCGACGGAGCCGATGACGACACCAGCGGCGACGAGCGACCCGGCGGAACCGTCCTCTGGGACGACTGAGCCCCCGGCCGCACCGACGCCGACGCTGCTTAGCGAAGCCAAACCGCCCGAAAGCGAAGCTCCGGCGCCGGTGGTTCTAACCGCGGATGACCTCCGCTACGAAGGTATTCCTGAGACGTTCAAGCTAGACGAGACGCTCTCGACCGAGTTCCTCAAGGTGGCCACAGATGCCAACCTTCCGAAGGAGCAGGCTCAAGCGCTGCTGAAGCTGCACGTGACTCAGATGACGGCCGCGCAGGAGGCTGCTGCCTCGGCGTGGAATGCTACCCAGGACGCGTGGCAAAACGCGGTGAAGGCTGATCCTGAGATCGGCGGAGCCAAGTTGCCCACGGTGCTGGCAAACTGCGCCAAGGCTATCGAGGAGTTCGGCTCCCCGGAAGTTAAGGCGGCTCTTGACCAAACCGGAGCGGGGAACCATCCGGCGATCATCAAGATGCTGAACAAGATGGCTGAAGCGCTCGTCGTCGAAGGCCGTCCGGTAGTACCTCCCAACAACTCGCGCGCCGCCCCGAACAGGCCACAAACCCTCGGCGGCGCCCTGTATCAAGAAGGAAATAGCTAATGTCTACGCTTACGCCTGGTTCGTTTACCTATTCCGAGTGGGGCCTTCGCCACGACTCCACCGGCAAGGTTTCTACCCTGGTCGATCTGCTTTCGCAACAGAACGGCATCGTTGACGATGCTTTGACTGTTGAGTGCCAAAGCGGCAACGCATTCGAGTTCACCCAAGTTGTGAAGCTGCCGACTCCGTCGCGCCGCGTCTACAACCAAGGCGTCAAGGCGTCGCTCGCCGGCGTGGCGAAGCAGGTTGCGACTTGCTCCGAGTATGCTGACTGGGCGAAGTTCGATGCCAGCCTGGCGGAACTCGGCGGCAACCTGAGCGAGCTGCGGGCGCAAGAAGATGCGCTGCATATCGAGGCCTTGGGCCAGCTGGTCGCCAGCGATATGTTCTACGCGAACCGCAACTCGGACCCCACTCAGTTCACGGGCCTGGCCAACATCTACAACACGGTCAACACGGCTACCTCGCCGATCGCCAACAACGTGATCGACATGGGCGGCACTGGTTCGACCAACACCAGCATGTGGCTGATCGGCTGGGGGCCGAAGCAGATCCACACCATCTTCCCGAAGGGCACCCAAGCCGGGCTGATCCACAAGGATATGGGGCTGGACTGGGCGCTGGACTCGAACTCCAACGAGTTCCTGGCCTACCGCACGTATATCTCCTGGAAGATCGGCCTGGCTATTCATGACTGGCGTTTCGGTGTTCGCGCCTGCAACATCGACATTACCCAGCTGAACGGTGGCTCGGCGCCGAACCTGATCAACGCTCTCGTCAAGATGGTTCACCGCCCGCCGGTGATGCCTGTTGGCGTGGCGCCGGTTCAGACCAGCGACACTCGGATGGACAAGACCATGATGGCTCGCAGCGCCATCTACGTCAATCGTACCATCCAGACCTACCTCGATCTGCAGGCGATGAACAAGACCAACGTCCTGCTGAAGATGGAAGAGTGGGACGGCGAGGCCGTGACCACGTTCCGCGGGATTCCGATCCGCTGCGTGGATGCGATCCTCGACACTGAAGCCCGCGTGGTCTAAGCCAGGGCCAAGCCCTAAAGAAAGGAACTTCCGATGATTGATGCTAACCTTATCCTCGACGGGACCGCGCCGAACGTTGGCGCTGCCCTGACCGCGACCCGCGTGAGCGGCAACGTGATCGACCTGCTGATCGACCGAGACGCCGGCGTGGGTGATGCACTGGAACTTCACGTTCTAGTCACCACCACGTTCGCTGCCGGCGGCGCTGCCACCCTGCAGATTTCTATGCAGTCTGGTGACGACCCGACCGCAGCCAGCAACTATGACCTGATCCTTTCCCCGGTGATTCCGGTGGCGAGCCTGGTCGCTGGCAAGGAAGTGTTCCGGTATATCCTCCCGATGTATCAGGAAAACGAAGTCACTGGTCTGGGCCACCCTGGCCGGTACATCAACCTGAAGTACACGGTCAGCACTGGCCCGTTCACGGCCGGCGCCCTCATGGCCTACGTCACTGCTGGTATGGACCGCGATACTCAGCAGTCCTACCAGTACAAGCGTGGCTACTCGATCGACGCGTAAGCGTCTGGCTTTAACTAAGGACATTCCCCGATGGCTCTTCCTCGTTACAAACTGACTCAGGACTCTTTCTTCCCTCCGCACCTCATCAAGCGGGACTCGGTTATTGAGTGGTCCGGTACTCCCGGTCCGCACATGATCCCGATGAACGATGAGGCTGAGGCGGCGATGGAGGAGTACTACCGTGCCAACCCACACGCCTCGCTTAACCCGGTTGATGGCCTGCGACTGCAGGGCGGAGATCCGGGCGAGATGATGCTGGTGGATGGGCCGCAGGCCGACAACACTCCGGTGATCTCGGTGGCGGATATGTCAGCCAACGCGGAAGAGACCATCGCGGCGAAAGGTCGGAGCCGCAAAACTAACTAAACTTCGGAGGGGGCCGTGTGCCCCCTTCATTTTACCTGGAGGGTATCATGGCTGACTTAACTGGTGTTCTGCGTCAGCACATTAGCATGGTTGAAACTTCCCAGATGTACACTGGGGTTGTTTCGCTTGCTACGAGTCTCGCCATTCCTTGCCGGGGCGTTCTTTGCGTCACCGGGGGCAGTGGCGTGATCACTATGGCTGACGGCTCGAGCGTGACGCTGACGAGCATTACGGCGGGAACTGTGCTTCCGCTGGCGGCGGTGCTTAGCAGCACGACTAACTTTGTGGGGCTCCTCTGATGACAGGCTACCCGCAAACCGATCAGGCCACCCTGGCCTCTACAATTGCGTATTTGCTCAGTGTGGCCGCATCGGGCGGCGGTGGCGGAGGAGGAGGTGGCTTCGTGGACTTGCTTTATATTGATGCGGTGGGCACCCAGTTCTTCTGGCAAGACACCGGAACAGGACTCAACGCGTATCTGGTTCAGGCCGGAGCGTACGTTCCATATAGCCCAGTTGCGCCTTGGGAGCCGTTCTCGGTTCAGAGCGTAAGCATCAACTCGCCGGCGCCTCTGCCGACCGGGGCTGCAACAGCCGCGAACCAGACCACAGGTAATACCTCGCTTGCGAGCATCGTGACGAATACTGCGGCCGCGGCTACGGCTACGGCTCAAGCCACGGGCAATAGCACGCTGGCGAGTATCTATTCAGCTTTGACCGGGACGCTTAGCGTTACTGTGGTTGGTACGCCGGCCCTGGCCTCAGGCGCTGCGACGAGCGCGCTTCAAAGCCAAATCAGCGGGCAGCTGCCAAGCACGCTCGGGGCGAAAGCCACGGCAAACTCGCTGGCAGTTAACATCGCCAACGACCAGACCGTGCCGGTATCCGCGGCAAGCCTGCCGCTTCCCAGCGGGGCTGCAACGTCGGCCGCGCAGACGACTGGCAACAACAGCCTGAGTACGATTGCCACGAACACTACGGGACTGGCAACCGCGGCGGCGCAGACCACCGGAAATACTTCTCTTGCGACTATTGCGACGCAAACCTCCGGCCTTGCTACAGCCGCAGCGCAGACCACTGCCAACACGGCGCTGGCCCAGCTTCACACTGACCTGACTTCGCCGACGCCAAGCAGTGAGATCGCGGTCAACGTGAACACGGCTCAGTTGCTTTCGCAGCCCAGCACCAACTCCATGGCTGCGCTGAACGCGACGGTGCAGTGGCAAGTTGAACCGGGCTGCACCCATTTCCTTTCGCTGTTCAACGGCCCCGGGGCCACTGGCCAGTTCTCGGGCACGGTCACGTTCCAGTCGTCTCCGGACGGTTCTACCTGGACCAACATCAACGGCACTCCGATCAGCAGCCCGACCGCACAGGTTGCTCAGACTGCTACTGCTCCGGGCCTGTGGCTGGTAAACGCTCCGGTGGGCACCGGCAACAACCTGATGTATATCCGTGCCAACATGACGGCGTATACCTCAGGCACGGTCTATGCCAGCCTGGTTCCGACCGGGACAGCAAGTGCTGTACTTCCGGCGCCTTGGACCTACACGGTCACGTCTGGCCAGACGCTTGTTGGCCCGATTGACTGCAGCAACTTCGCCGAGGTTTACCTTCAGATCTCCGCGGTAACGACGACGGTGCTGACGGTTCAAGGTACTAACGACGTTACCCAAGCGACCTGGGATACCATCCCGGTTCAGGAAGTAAAGTCGCAGACCCTTGGCGCACTGACGATCTCGGCGGCTGGTACCTACCGCGCCCCGCTTGCAGGGTATAAATACTTCCGAGTGCAGTGCACCACCACCGGCACTGTACTTACGGTTCAGGGCGTGGGACTGCGTGCGGGACAGCCGGCGCCGATCTCGTCTTATGGCAGCTCGGCCAACGTCAACATCGGCGGCGGAACTCTTCCCACGGTGACTACCGTGACGACGGTTTCTACTGTAACCGCAGTGACGTCGCTCTCGCAGATCGCGGCCAGCGTTCCGCAGATGAACATCGCCAATGGCTCGACCAACAAGGAACTTGGCGTTAGTGTTGCAACGGCGATTTCCCAGGTTGACCAGAACGCCACGGCCTTCGCTGGAGCGGGTTCGGTGCTGGGCACGGTGGTTGCTTCGGCGGCTGGCTCGGGCGCTTGGGTCAGTTCCGAAATCAACGTCTCGGCGCTAACCCTCGGTACGGCTACCGCCGTGTTTGCGATCCTGCAAGAGTCCCGGGGTGGTACCAACTTCACCGATATCTGGACCTCGGACCCGATCACAGCCACTGGCATTATCTCGATGCCAGCGATTCCGGTGGCCGGGCGTCGCCGCTGGAGGTTCTTCAACTGCGGCGGTACCTCAACGACCGTTACGGTCACGATCACCTCGCTTGAGTTGCCTCCTATGGCAATGCCGCTAATCCGGCAGGCTCGGGACTTCTACGCGGCGACCAACCCGCTTGCGTCGATGTATAACAGCGTGGCTCAGACTGCAAGTAACTTTGTGCTCGGCACACTGGGCACCGCCACGACTCCGCTGTATGTCGAAGGCACCAAGCTCATCACCGCGTTCATGGTGCTGGCTGGTGGTCCGACGGTCACGACCCAGCCGGTGGTTACGCTTTATGGTTCGATGGATGGAACCAACTGGGTGCAGGCAACGGGCTCGACCATGACCGCGGCTGGTAACGGAGCTTACGCTGTAAGCCTCGCCAACACCGCTTACAAGTGGGTTAAGCTTCAGGTGACCACCGCTGCGGTGTACGGATCGGGCGCCTACACCATCTCGAACATCGGTGTCAACGCAGTTAACTAGGAGACAGCTATGGCTGATGAAGCTGGAATGCCCCCGTTCGATGTTACTCAAGTCGAAGACCCGTGGGGACTCGAGATCACGCTTTCGCAGGATGTGCTGGAAAAAGTCGGGGTTGACTACCGCGGCTTGACGCTTGGTCAGAAGATCAACGTCGAGGGCATTGCAGTGCTTTGTCACATGGCGTTGTACGGGGAAGAGCCGACCATACGGCTGCGGTTTCAAACATTAGAACTGGAATCTCCAGAGGAAGATGAGGCTGAAGGTGGTAAAGAAAAGCCCAACCCCGGCTCGCGTCTCTACGGGGCGTATAATGGCTAGAGGCCCGCACGAGAAGATCCTTAACCTGGAGCCGCCAAAACCAGCGCCGGCTCCGCCCAAGGCCGTGACGAACCGAGAGTTGCAAAAGGAGCTTGGCGAGGTTGTCCAGAAGCTGGACGATCACGTCACGATAACTGAAAGCAACTTTCAAAGTGTCAACTCAGACCTTGCCACGATCAAGCACGCGATTGGGCTGGCGCCGAATGCTACAAAGCCAGTCGGTATGATGAGCACTTGGCAGTTTGCTTGGCGTAACATTGTGGTGCTGGGAAGCTCACTTTCAGGGGTTATCCTTCTGTTTAAGGTTAGCTTTGCGGTGTTTCCAGCAGCTGAGCATTTCTTGATTCAGCTCTTCACCATCATGCTGCACGTATAGGAGACCGGGATGACCTCGCAAGTGGACGTAGCTAACCGGGCGCTTTCCGAGGTCGGAGCCCGGACTCTTATAGCCTCGTTTGATGAGGCCAGCACCGCAGCCGCGAATGTAAAGCTGTGGTATGATAAGCTGCGGCAGATGTTGCTTCGCGGTGCACACTGGGGATTTGCGCGAGAAACCCTGGCGCTGACTCAGATCGGAAGCCTGGCTGAGGGTACGTCGCAATACCCCTGGCGGTATATGTATGCCTATCCTGCAGACTGCATCAAGCTGCGGTACCTGCTGTGCCAGCCGCCGGTTAACACTGGAGTGGGAGTGCCTCAGGTTGGCGACAGCCTGTTCACAAACTCTTGGGCTATGCCTAGCCGCGCAAACAGGTTTTTAGTTGGGAACCAACAAGTTTCAACGACTACGGGCGGGATCACAAGCTCGACCGGCCGGGTGCGAGTGGTGCTGACCAACATCCAAAACGCCATAGCGGTCTACACCCGGGATGAGAACGACCCGGACCTGTTTGATCCGCTGTTCGAGAACGCCTTCATTGCGGCGCTGGCAAGCAAGCTGGTCACTCCGCTGACGGGCAACGCTGCGATGAAGACGAGTTACATCCAGGCCGCAAATGACGCGCTGATTCAGGCTCGGGTGGCGGACGGAAACGAGAGCGTGCCAAGTACGGACCACACCCCGGACTGGATCCAAACCCGGGGCTGGCCTAGCTTTGTCGGCGAGCGGGATAGTGGAGTGCCCACGCTGGGAACCTGGTACAATTCCTGGGACAATGTGAGCTGGGGTGAATAATGGCTTACTCTGATATTCAATCCGCATTTACCTCGGGCGAGCTTTCACCGAACCTGTTCGCCCGAGTGGACCTGGATAAGTACGCTGCGGGCGCGGCCCTGATGCGGAACTTCTTCGCGGATTTCCGAGGCGGCGCCAGTAACCGGCCCGGCACGAGGTTTATTTCCTTTACCGCTGATCCTCAAAACGCAACGCCTCAGCGCCTGATCCCGTTTATTGTGGACTCATCCACCGGGTACGTGTTGGAGTTTGGCAACCTCTACGTCAACGCCTGGTTTCAAGGTGTGCTTGAGGCCACGGTAACGACGCCCTATGTTGCGGCGGATATTGCGCTGCTGAAGTTTGCGCAAAGCGCAGACGTAATGACGATCACGCATCCGAGCTATCCGCCCGCGGAGCTGAGCCGGAACTCGCTTACGAGCTTCAGCTACAGCGTGATTGCGGTTGGGACTCAGATGCCTAGCCCGCAGTTTACCGCGGCGACAGGTAAGTACACTCCCGGAAATTATTTCAGCTATGCCGTGACGGCGGTAAGCCTGGACGGAAAAGAGGAAAGCCTTAGCTCGGTTCCGATCATCGTTGAGAGCAACAGCCCGCTCTCCGGCGACGACAACCATGTGATTGACCTGACGTGGAGCTGGCCCGGGGAGCCGATCGCGTACTACAACGTGTTCAAGTACGGGCCGATTGATAGGTCTGATCCGATCACGAGCCTCTGGGGCTTTATCGGAAGCACGCTGGCCCCGAGCTTCGTTGACAACGGGATCGTGCCGGACTTCAGCAAGACTCCCCCGACGAACGTCGACCCCTGGTCCGGCGGCCAGCTTACCAGCATAAGCGTGAACAACCCCGGCAGCGGCTATACCTACGGCACGTACCCGAGCCTGAGCTATCTTCCGCTTACGATATCTGGCGGTGGTGGTACTGGTGCGGCAGGCTACGCGATCATCAATAACGGCACCAATACCTGCATCGGGGCGTACCTCACCAACCCCGGGAAAAATTACAGTTCGGCGCCGAGCATCACCGCAACTGGCGCGGGCGGCTCAGGCGCCACGTTTAATTCTACCGTGTCTGACATTCACCCGAAGTATCCTGTCTGCGTGAGCTATTACGATCAGCGCCGGGTGTTCGGCGGCGGAACCTATTCTCCAGAAAACCTGGACTTTAGCCAACCCGGAAACTACAACAACTTCAACCGGAGCCAGATCGCTCAGGCGTCGGACGCCATCAACGTAAGCCTGTCCGCGCGGGAAGTCAACACTGTGGTTAGCATGGTGCCGATGAGCACCGGGTTGGTTACGTTCACGACTGGCGGCTCGTTCCTGATCTCCGCTGGAGCAACCGGCGCGGCGCTTACCGCGAGCAACATCACTGCGAAGTACCAAGCCAGCGTAGGCGCAAGCAACGTCACGCCGCTGATCATCAACTACGATATCCTCTACGTGGAGAACAAAGGCAGTATCGTCCGGGACTTGGCCTTCAACTACTACCTTCAGTCCTACCAAGGCTCCGACCGGAGCATGCTCGCCAACCACCTGTTTTTCAACCACACGATTGACTACTGGGCGTGGAGTGAGGTTCCCTTTAAGCTCGTCTGGTGCATCCGCGACGACGGCATTGCGCTGAGCCTAACGTATGTCCCGGACCAAGAGATCTACGCCTGGGCTCGGCATGACACGCAAGGGGAGTTTCTTTCTGTCTGTGTGGTGCCTGAAGGCGAAATCAACGCGGTTTACTTCATTGTTAATCGGCTGCTCCAGGGGTACTCCGGCGGGACGCCTTGCAACTCGTGGTACCAGTGCATCGAGCGGCTTGACGACCGGATGTATAACGACGTCGAAGAGGCTTGGTTTGTTGACTGCGGGCTGAGCTACCCCAAGACGTTCCCTGATGTGGAGGCATTTGCGTATTATACTGACAACACGAAAAGCCTCGTTCACGTCTGCACCACTCCGATAACAGGCCCAACTGAAACATACCTCGTGCAGTCCACGCTAGGCGTGGAGAACTTCTTCATGTTCGACGTGGCGCTCGATCCGAGCTACACAGGCACACTGAACGTGAAGGTCAACGGCCAGATTTTAAATAACGACAGCGCCGTGAACTACGGCATGGAAATGTACGGGATTCAGTATAACGGTGGATCGGCCCTGGGCATTCCTCAAATTACGATCAGCGGGAGTTTGTGTTGGGATCCTGGCCCTGGCGGCGTGATTGATTTCTTCATGACCCGGGAGATTTCTGATCCAACGACGATCACGAGGGACTGGTGGGCCTACGGCTATGGAGGCTATCCACCTTCGGGTCCGTACAGGCAGATGTTCAACAACGCTCAGTTTTACCAGTTCACTACGCTGACAACTGACATGGTGTTCAGCATCCCGAATACCAGCCAAGACTCTGGTTACTACGCCGCGCCGTTTGGCTCGTTTGGCGTAAGCGGTATGCAGTACCCTGATAACATCGGGGGCGGTACACTGGAAGCTACGCCAGGCAATTTTCAATCCGGTGTTTACACTGTGAACGGGTCCGGGATGCTTTCAGGCCCTGTGTTGGGGCCGTACTATAATAAGTACAATGCTGGCTACGGTGGGTATGCCAGTGTTCCTGCCGGCGGTGCTATCGCCACAACTGCGCCGCCGAGTGACGCAACCACCACTGGATACGGCGGTCGAACCAAGGGCTCAGCTACCCTTGCGGCTGGTTCAACTGTAACCATGGTGTGTACCTGGCAACCGTATTACTACAGCACTACTCCACAAAACCAGCGGATATACTCGATTGAAGCTGACTCCGGGGCGGGCTATGTAAACATTCCGTTGACGAATGTTTACACCACAGTGTTCGGGCCGGAGCGCAACCCGATTGGGACCACGCCGAAGATCACTGAGGTTTATCTTCAAACTTCTTCCTCGACGCTTCCGGGGCCGTTCGAGAGCGTGAGCATCGGAAACATTATTCATATTGCCGGCGGTAAGGTTCAGATCACGAACATCATCGACTCAAACACGATTGAAGGTATTCCGTTGCTGCCGTTGCTTGATTTGATCCCGAACGATCCTTCAGGGCTGGTTGCACTGCCGCAGCAGCCTGGGACTTGGGACATTGCAGTGCCGACGAACTTCCTTTCGGGGCTGAGTCATCTTGAAGGGAAAGAGGTTGTAGCTTTGGCTGACGGTGAAGTTGTTTCTGGCTTGACAGTCTCCGGCGGAAGTGTTACTCTTCCTAGGTACGCTACGAACATCGTGGTGGGACTGTCCTATACCTGCCAACTTCAAACTCTCTACCTTGATATCTCTGGCGGCGCCGGAACGGTTCAGGGAAAAAGAAAGTTCCTTCCGGCAGTTACGCTGCGGCTTGATCAAACTCGAGGACTCTACGTGGGGCCCAGCTTCGACAACATGGTTCCGGTTCAGGACGTAATGGCGCCGATCCAGACGCCCACGCCGCTAATTACTGGAGACGTGCGGACGATCATTCCGGGGGACTGGAACACGCCCGCTGAGGTATACATCCAAACAACCGATCCGCTGCCCGCTTCGGTGCTCGGTGTTATTGCGGAGGTGGTTGAAGGTGACACTGGTCGTTAAGCGAGTCCATGACATAGTGGACCTTGGGGATTTCGTGCTGAGGACTGAGGACGAGGCCGAGTGTGCGGCGGGAGGGCTTAATGGAACGGATGCTGTGCGGCTTGGCATTGAGCATAGCCTTGCAAGCTGGGGCATGTGGAACGAAGAAGAAATGCTCCTATGCGTATGGGGTGTATCGCCCGCCACGGTTCTGGGAGACCAAGCCCAGCTTTGGATGCTGAGCACAACCGAGCTGCCCAAGCACCCAATTAGCTTTGCCAGGGTTTCAAAACAAATCTTTGCGGAGCTGATGGCGGTTTATCCAAGCTCGATCATCGCCGTGCATACGCCCTATACGAGGTCGATGCGCTGGGCTAAGTGGCTTGGGTTTAGACCCTGGCGTGAAGTTGGCGAGTTCACTCTGATGCGAACTGGAGACGCCTGATGGATGGGTTTGAGGGACTGTTCAACGCGGTCGATGATTTCGCCTCAGGGCTCGGCCGGAACTTGAGTCTGCAAAGCGGCGGGACCGATCCGGCTACGCTTGCGCGGGCGGCTCAGGGATCGAGCTTGCTGAGCACGGGGCTGGATGCGATTGGCGATGTGGCGGCTAGAATCGGAAGGGCGCAGTCTTATGGATACTCTCAGAGCGCTGCACAGATTAACGCAAACTCGGCTCTGGCCGCAGGCTACGTTAATGAAGAAGCTGAGAAAATCAAAACCGGGCAATTACTTTCGGAACAAAATGCTCAACAAGCGTCTTCAGGCTTTGACGTCGCCTCGTCATCCTTTCGCGGGCAAAGGGCGAGCACGGCTGCTCTTGGGGCCCTCGACGCGGCGATGATCCACTACAACGCGCAGAGGGAAGCCTATGGATACCAAGTTCAGGCCGCGGGTTATAAGGCGGCTAAAGAGAACCAACTCCTCGGGGCCATTGGAGACGTGGGAAAGAGCCTGGTTAGCGGCGCTACAGCGCTCCGCGGAAACGCCACGCTTAATGCTAAGATGGGGATCGGCGAAACGCCAAGTGTCGCTGCGACCTCCAACCTGACCGCCAGTGCGGCTTATGCGCCGCCGCTGATTGACAGCAGCCTTCCGGGCATTGGTACTGGGGAGAACTGGTAATGCCTACTGTACCAACTCAAGACGCGCCGACAATCTCGGCTGGAGGCGTCTCCGCCCCGACTCAGGCACCGCCCGAAGCTTTTGGCGCTGAGGTCCTGGGCAACGCACTGAAAGAAGTCGGCGGCGCTGTTGGCGATGCGAGCAAAATGCTGCAGCAGCACGCCCTGGCGTTCCAAGATCAGCAGAACCAAATTGACTCAGCAAAGGCAACTGGCGATGCTTACAATCAGATCTATCAGGCGGCGAACGAGTACCGGGATAACAACCAAGGTCTCGCCGCGAAGAACAACCTTGGAGACTTCTACCAGAAGCTCGAAGGGATCTACAACGATACCGGAGCTTCGCTCAACACCGCGGCTCGGATTAGGTATGAAGCTGAAACTCGCAGCGCTATGCGGCAGGTTCAAGGCCAGACTGCAATCTGGGCTAGCGCACAGTATAAAGACGCTACGAAGGAAGTCTTCAAAGGAAAGCTAGAAGGCGCCAGGAACCTGCTTACGGCCAGCCCGAGCGCGTTTTACAACCCGGATGGTCAGGCCGCTTTTAAGCAGGCGTTTACGGACTACGCAACTGCGGCGAACATTCCGCAGGAGGAGATCGACCGACAGTACAAGGTGGAGTACACCAAGGCCGCTGCGAGTGTGGCGGAGAACCTGATCAACTCGGGACAGGCCGCGCAAGGCATTGATTTCTTTAAGAAAACTGATGACTCGGTGGTTGATGCGGGGCTGAAAGCCAAAGCGCTGAGCCTGCTCACGAACAAGGCCAAGCCGCAGATCGCGGCGGACATTGCCGACAACGTGCTGAACAGCTTTAAAGCTGGGGCTGCAGCGCATGGGACGTTTGGTGGACTGAGTGGGATTGTGCCTCCGCAGTACGCCAACGTGCAGCCTAGCTCTGGCTTTGGGGCGCGGGAAGCGCCGACGGCGGGGGCAAGTACGTTCCACAATGGGGTTGACTATCCGATGCCGGTTGGAACGCCCTTGCGGGCTCCGGGTCAGGCCGTGGTTGAGGCCGCGGGTCCTGCAAGCGGCTTTGGCAACATGGTCAAGCTGAAGATGGGAGATGGAACTGAGATCGTGCTCGGGCACCTGTCCAACGTCAACGTGCAGGTTGGACAGACCGTGAACCCCGGCGACCTGCTCGGAAAGAGTGGGAACGAGGGGATCAGCACTGGGCCGCATCTTCACGTCGGGGTGCTGGTTGGTGGGAAGCCCGTTGATCCCTCGGGGTATCTCAAAGGACAGGTTCCTGAAGGTGGGCCGCTGAACCAGCAGGTCACTGCTATGGCGCAGAACTTCCCTGCGATTTTGAACATGGTTCAGCAACGGGCCGAAGCTCAGTTCCCTGGAGACAAGGCGTTTGCTGATGCTGCAGTCGCGCGGGTGGAGACAGAGTTTGGAAAGTACCATACGGCGCTGAACATCCAAACGGCTGATGCGTTTGACAGCGTGACGAGTATGCTTGCGAACAACCCGGATATTCGAGACGCGGCGACGGCGGCGAAATATATTCCTGGGTTTACTGCGACGTACAACGGGCTGACAGGGGCGCAGCAAAAGCGAGTGGATTCGCAGATGCGCGGCAACGCTAACATGATTACGCCCGAACGGCAGCAGACATACTTGCAGTACGACGGGGAACTGCAAGCGGGTATTCATGGAGGAAACCCTGCGGCGTTGACTCCCGCGTGGGCAGCCAAGGTTCTTAACGACCCCAACGTGCCGCTGAGCATGGCGACGAGCCTTGTGCGGCAGCAACAAGCCGCTGTGGCAAAGGCCAACGACGCACAGCACCAAGGGCAACTTCAGCAGAGCGTGTTCAATCAGACGATCCACAGCAACACGTTCAAGACGGCGTTAGGTCCGCTGGGGATTACCGATCCGAACTCCCCCGAGTACAATACGATCCTCGGAAGTGTCAACGCGCAGGTTCAGCTTTGGACTGCCGCGAACCCGAATAAAAAGCCTACACCGAAAGACCTTGCGGATATCACTGCGCAAGCGGTTTCGAGGACAAGCTCAATCCCGGCGCCGTACCACAACACGTTCCTAGGCATTCCGTTCGGCGGCAGCCACCAAGATCCGGGTAAGGTGAACCTGGTGCCGGATCAAGATCGGCAACTGATTGTTCAAGCGTATCGTCAGCAATACGGTGTTGATCCCACCGAACAAGAGATCGCTCGTAAATACCAAGCAACCAAGCTGGGACTCCGCTAATGGCTGATGATGGAACCAATCCGTATTCCTACGCCACCCCCGGGCAAGCGCCCGCGATGCAGGAAGATGTGCAGCCGATCTCGCGGCCGGTCAATCCGTATAGCTACCAAGACCCTAGTGCGACAGCCGCCGGTGCTCGGGCTAGTGCCTACGGGGTTCAGCCAGCTGCGGTTGGGACGGCGATTCGCTCTGCGCCGGACTCTGGCATCCCGCCAGTGGCAGGAATGTACGATCCACAATCGACCTCTGATATGGCTAACGCCCAACGCGCATCAACCATATTACAGCAAAACCCTTCTGTTGCGGCGGCTGTGGGACAAAGCTCTGTTCATGCTGCGGCGACACAGAACGACCTGCCGGCGCTGGATCAGATCAGCAAGTTTTTCAGCACGATTGGACAACTGAGCGCCAACGCCAACAAGGCCCCGGATAAAGTCTTCGGTGTTCAGGCCCTCGGTCATGACGTGGCTGCGCAGGTTAACTCCCCGATGCTGCAAGCGGTGCAAGCAAGCCAAGAAGGCTCCAAGGCGCTGGTTCGTGGTGACGTCTGGGGCGTGCTGAAGAGCGCAATGGATCAGGCCAACGCTATTCCGAACATTGCCTTCGGGGCGTTGCTCTCTCCGATCGGGGTTGGCTTCAACCAGGCCGCCCGAGGTATCGTTGCGTCTGGCGTAAAGACCAAAGAAGATACTGACCCGTTTGACCAAGCGCTGCAGTTTATTCAAGGTAAGCCGCAACTGACTGGTAAGCCGTTGTCCGGTGAGCAAGCTGTGGAGTACTGGAACAACAAGCTGTTCATGGCAGGATTGCTGTTGGACATTGCGGGCCGAGGTGGAGCCAAGCTCGGGCCGTCTGCGGACGTGTTCAGTGGCGGTGGACGTGAGCGCCCAGGTGGACCTAGCGCGCCGATCGACGTGACTGACGTGCCGTTCAATGATGGGACGCAGAAGCGGCTGGCTGGACCGACGCCGAAGGAAACGTTTGATCCGCAGCAGTTTGAAGCGGGACTGGACCAGCCCGGAGTTGATCCTTACGCGGATGGAGTTCACGCGGCTAAAGCTGAGGCTGATGCGGCTGTGCTTGGAGAGCTGCAAGATCAAGTCGCCAAAACTGAAATGCAGACCCACGCAAGCGAGGTTACTCCGAGCGTGATCGACACGCTGTTTCCAGACACGAAGGTTTACATTGACACGAACGAGCTGGCCAAATTGGAAGAAGAGCCCGGCGGCTATGCGATACAGGATTTTAATTCGCTGCCCGATGAGTTCAAAGATAAGCTGATCGACGGACATATGTCTGGCGGCCAAGCCGAGATGACTCTCGGAGAGTTTCTCGGTGCGACTGCCGGGCATCCAATGGCAGACGTGCTGAAGCAGGTTGCTAAGTTTGACCCCGATGGCGTGACGCTGAGTGAAGTGCCGAACCTTCAGGTTCAAAGCAAGGACGCGCCGACTTGGAACCACGCCGAAGATGAGTCCGGCGGGATCATTAAAGGCCCGGTACTGGATCATCTCTACAACGTACTGGATTCGTCTGAGGTCTCCGACGCGGTTGATCTTAAGAACTACCTGCCTCCAGAAACTATTCAGGAGTTGAAAGACGCGGGGCTGCTGCCTAATGGCACCGCGATGCAGGTTAAAGATGCGTATGATCTGATTGAGAACTCTGGCTCGGCTTCGCCGTATAAAGGCTGGGAGCCTGATGACGCGGATCAGTACTTTAAGGACCTCGCGCCTGAGGATGAGCCACCGCTTGATCCGACGGAATTGGCCGCGCTGAATGCTCAGGCGCCGGCGATCCAGGCCGCAGTTCAAAAGCAAATCCGGATTATGGCTCCGAAGGATGCTTATCTTAAGCAGCTCTTCGAGTCCCCGGGAGCTGCGCGGATGAGCCCAAGCCTGTTCAAGAACTACTCGCAAAAGCTTGAGCAAGCTCACAAAGACCTCTACACTAAGCTGGTGAAGCAAGCGATTAAAGACTTGCGCGCCTGGCGCACAAAAGAGTGGCAGAAGACTTGGAAAACTGTGTTTGCACAGCAGATGGATGCTGTGATGGCGGACCCAGCGTTCAAGGCGTATAACATCTTGAGGTTTGCTGAGCACTCTCCGGGTGGGTCTGATCCGCGGGACATGAGTCAGTTTTTCCGGTCGCCTGGGCAAACCGAGCCGACGAAGTTCTACCACGGAAGTACTGTGGTTTCAATCGGAACCAAAGAGAACCCGTGGAAGGTTCCGCCGAACAGCGCGCATTCGGTTATCAGCTTTGCTGAAGATCCGAAGTTTGCCAGCGACTGGGTGATGAAGAAAGTCTCTTACGCGGAAATAACTCCTACGGATTGGAATCCTACGGGAGTGCTGGCTCGGACTCAGTACATTGTATACCTCAAAGCGAAGAACGTCGCGGACTTCCGCAAGCCGGAAGACACGGCTAAAGCTGCGGAAACAATGGCCGATAGGTCTGGGGCTAAGCGCGGGACGCCAAGCTGGCAGCAAAGCTATGATTTTTACTACGACGAGTTTAAGCGCGGTAGCTGGATTAACTGGGAAAAGAGCAAAGAGCTTTGGCCGCCAAACGGCTGGGACGGCGCCCGGATGGTGGAGCACTTTACGGTTGAAAGCAAAGCCAAACCGAACATCTGTATTGAAGACGGGAACCTTGTTGAGTTTGTTTACTCGGGCGAACAGTATTCCTCGGTGACGAAGATCAACAGCGCCGAGCGTAAGCTCATACCGAAGGAACTTCGTGATCGGTTGCCGAGTGATATCTTTGCCAAGGACGGCGGCGACGCGAACGAGCTTGCCGCGAATTACGGCTTCGCCAACAAGGAGGATATGTTCAACGCCATTGCTGCGCTGCACGAAGCCAAAGGTCGGAAGCACTTTGGTAGCTTTGCACTGCAGACGGCGAAGGACCAGGCGTTCAATCAAGTCCAGCAACAGCTGGGTTATGCCAAGGACAAGGCGGACTGGGACAACGAAGCGCGCAACAGCGTTGACATGCCGACGGCCCGTGATCTGCTGATTCCTGAGCTTCAAGCCCTGGCTGAGCTTACCGGCGCGCCGTTCTCCAAAGCAGACATTGAAGCGCTGGCACAGCAAAGCTTTGAGCAACTGCCGGCGAGAGCAACAGCCCGGGCTGTGCGCCGAATCACGAGCGATGTGCTGCGGCTGATGCGTCAAGGCGAGGCCGCGATTATGAAAGGAACGCCAGATTATATCAAGGCGTTTGAGTATAAGCAGAAGCAATTGCTCGCGCTGTACAAGCTGGAGAAGGCTCAAGCGTTTGCGAAAGAGTACGCGAAGGGCGAGAAGCTCTTCAACAAGATTGCGAAGAACCCGATCCTGCCTGGAGTGGATCAGACCGCAAACAACCTGGCTCGGAGCTATCTTGAAGACGTCGGGTATCCTGCAGTCCGCAATGGAAAATGGGAGAGCCCCAAGTCCGCGCTGGAGGGCCTGACTTACGAAGCGTGGCAGACTCAAACTCGGAACGGCCCGGGACAGTACAACCCAGTGCTTGGCCCGACGCTGCCTACGGACTATACTCAGTTTACCGTGGGCCAGTGGGAACAGCTTCGGGATACGATCAAGAGCTGGAACACGATCGGAAAGGAACTTGAAGGCGTTCGGCTTGCTGGAGAACTGGTAAGCCTTGGCAACCTTGTGAAGAACGTGAAGTTCAACGCGGATGCAATCGGCCGCAGGTTCACGCCGGGGGAACTAGATGCTACGCGGAACACACTCGGAGGCCAGGCCGGCCATGCGGCGCGAACCCTGGGCGCTAACGCGGTACGTGTTGAGACTCAGCTTTACTTGTTGGACCGCGAGCAATACGGCCCGCTGATGCAGCTGTTCAAGCAGATGGAAGACGGGAAGTTTATGGCGGCTCAGCTTAAAGCCGAGCTTAACGCCAGAAGCACAGCGTTTATTAAGACGCTTCCGAAGGACTGGCAGAAGAAACTTGACGAAGACATTGATGTTCCAGAGCTGACTTACTCAATCCGCAAGGACGGGACGCCCGCGAAGTGGATTGGAACTCGTGGAGAGTTCCTTGGCTTGCTGCGGTATCTCGGTACAGACGCCTCGCGGATTAAGTTGTTTGAGGGTTATGGTTGGGACCCGGCAGTGTTTCAAGCTGCGGCGGAAAAGCATCTCAATGAGAAGTGGTACTGGGACCTGAACCAGCATGTGATTGACCAGTGGGAAAGCCTATGGCCGCACATTCGAGACACGTATCGGCATACTGAAGGGCTTGCGCCGAAGAAAGAGCTGGCTCGAGAAATCACTGCGAACATCACTACGCCGGAAGGTAAGCAGATTGCCATTCGGACTCCCGGAGGGTACTCAAAGATTAGGTATGACTGGCGGGCGCTGGGCGAGGCGCAGGGTAAGGAGATCAAAGACCCAAGGACTAACTCCGCGGACAGCCGTTTTGGCCGCGATCATATCTCGCCGCTGCCCCCGAACAAGTACACGCTTGCGCGGACAGGTTTCAGTGCACCGCTGATTAAAGACTGGAACGCGGTGTTCTCCGATCTGGAGCAAACGATCCACGATGTCAGCTATCGCGGTGCGATTATCAACTTCGACAAGGTACTGGCGCAGCCTTCGGTGAAGTACGCCATCAACGAAGTGCTTGGGCCGGAGTATTTCCACTCGATTGATAGCTGGCTTACCGACACTGCCCGGATGCAGAACTTCGTACCTGGGCAGAACGCTGTGCTTGCGCGCTGGCTGCGTGGGATGCGGTATAGGCTCAGCCGGGTGGCGCTGGGCTACAACATGCGGAGCTGGACCAAGCACAGCATGATCGCGCTGAGTCACAGCATCGGCAGCGTCAAGCCGGAGTTCCTTGCGCGGGCTGTGGCCGAGCTTAGCTTTGGATCCTCGCAACAAGAGGACATGCTGAAGTTTGTGAACAACATGTCTGGCGAAGTTCGCAGCGCCATGCAAGATGTGGACCGGGACATTCAAAGTCAGATCAGCCTGGCACAGAAGACTGGCCCGATCAACTTTGTTCAGCAACACGCTTACACGATGTATGGGGCGTCGAAGCGGATTGAGGCTACGGTGCTCTGGCTTGGAAAATACTACGAAGCACTCAGTGAGAGTATGGATGAAGAACGAGCAATCTTCCTCGCCGATAAGACTATCCGAGACACCCAAGGGGGAGGCAGTGCACTCGATCTGCCAGGCCTGTATCGTCAAGGAGATGACTGGCAAGGCGAACTGGCCAAACTGTTCTACCTGTTTTCGAGTTTTGAAAACACCACTGTCAACAAGAACTGGGTTATCCAGCGGAACGCCCAGCGGCTGTTAAGCGGGGGTGGCGGCGGGTTTGGTAAGCCGCCTGGAAGCCCGGGCTATGATGAGCCGCCGCCGGAAGACGAGGGCGCTGGTGTGTGGGTCGATCGAGGGCCGGCCGGGGACAAGCGCGACTGGCAGAAGATCTTCACCCAGACCATCGCGTATAACATCGTGCCGATTATGATTACCGTGGCGCTGGATGCCTTCGTGTATAAGTCTGGTACGGACAAGGATGGGATTTTCAAAGCCATTCGAGAGAACGCGATTAAGAACCTGGTTGGGGGCTTGGTGCCGATGACTGGAGAAGGCAGCGAGATGATCGACCTGTTGTTTGGTATGGCTGATGAACAGATCGCCAAGGCCCTGGGAGATAACAAGAAAGGAACGAAGCGGCTTCAGCCCGAAGAGCACGACCCGAGCGGGCTGAACCAGCTTACAAAAGAACTGGCGATTGACTACAGAATGTTCCAGCATATTCAAGATCCGCATAACGTGGCTGCGCCTAAGAACTGGGTTGAGCACGCAAACAACACGCTGGGGTATTTGACCGGGTTCAGCTTCAAACCAGCCGCGCATGTGCTTCAGCATATCTGGGATATAGAACACAGCCCTCAAGCAAGTAACGCAGACATGTTGACACAACTACGCGACATGATCTATGGTGGTGACTACGGAAGTTCTAAAGCGGCCTCGGGCCGTAGCATCGGTGGACGCAGCTTTGGCACAAGGAAAATCAGATGACCATTAGCAATACTCAAGCTGTTGTTACCTACAACGGCAATGGAGTGCTGACGAGCTTCAGCTATAACTTTCGGATTCCGTATCAGGACGATGGGGTCACGCCCGCAGTAGTCGTGCTGATCACAGACAACACTGGGGCGACGACCGCAGCTACGCTCGGAGTGGATTTTACTATCACTGGTGTTGATACTGACGCCGGCGGAGTGGTGACGTTCCCGATTAGCGGAAGCAGCTATGCTACGCTGGCTTCGGGCTGGACGCTGCAGATCGGTCGGAACCTGGCGTATACGCAAGCGACGAGTTTTCCTAACCAAGGGTTGTTCCCGCAGGACATTGAGAACGCACTAGATCGCGTGGAAATGCAGCTGCAGCAGAAGGTCCAACTTTACTCAGGGAGTATCGGTCCGACGGGACCCACGGGACCTGCTGGACCTACCGGAGCTACAGGACCGCAAGGACCTCAAGGCGTCCCGGGACAAAGCGTAGCGGTTGATGACGAAGGGACTCAACTTACTGCAGCGGCAACAAGTCTTAACTTTGTTGGTGCCGGGGTGACTGCGACCGCGAGCGGAAGTGCTGTGACGGTTACAATCCCGGGCGGTGGAAGCGGCGGTGGCCTTGCTATTGGAAGCTCGGCAATCACTGGAGGTAGCGGCTCGGGTAAAGTCCTGGTAGACAACGCCGGGGTGCTTAATGAAACCGCCACGCCGAGCTTTACTAGCGTTACGCTTACCGCGACGATCTCAGGCTCGGGCAACGTCGGGGCGGTCAGCTACGGCACCCTTGGGTACTCCGATGTGGATATTTTTGAGGCGTATGCGGCTTCGGTGAACGGCTATGTGCAGTCGGTGCTGCAGAACAAAAGCAGCGGAGCGGCAGCCAGCGCGGACTTCATCGTCTCGAATGACGTTGGAACCGCGAGTAACTCTTACGGTGACTTCGGGATCAACAGCTCTGGGTTTAGTGGAGTTGGCAGCTTCCAAGCAGCCGGCGCGGTGTACCTGTACTCGAAGGGCGCTGATCTGGTTATCGGGACTCAGAGCAATAACCTGATCAGGTTCGTCACTAACAATGGCGCGACTGATGTGATGAGCATTGACGGCGCAGGAAACTTTAAATTTGGAGGTGTGACGCCGAGTCTGGTTGGCGGTGCCGGTGTCAGCATCTCGGGGGCGTGGCCGAACCAAACAGTGACGGCTACTGGTGGTGGTGGCTCGGGCGGCAATGGAGTTTTAGTCACTGGTAACACGGCTATCGGACCGAATTTTAGTACGATCACGGCTCTTTATCCAGTCTTTGTTTTGGGCTTTGCTCCTGCTGGAACTGTTATTAACACAGTTGAAGTGTTTGTTGCTGGCGCTGTGTCTTGTAGCTGGGTTGGAGCGATTTACTCAAACAACTCTAGTAACCAGCCCGGGACACTTTTGGCTCAGTCTTCGACGCAGACTAATTTTGCTGTTGGTATTAACAAAGCACCAGTTAGTTATACTTTCACTACAGATAGTTTCTTTTGGATTTGCGTGTTCAGCAACACGACGTTTTCTCCGTATCAGTCTGCAAACAACACGCCGTCTCAAGTGTTTTATCAAAGCTCTCCGCAAGGTAGCTTTACTCTCCCTACTACAGTTGCGTCCGTCACCAATAACGCAGCTATGTGGGTTATCTACGCGGTCTGTAATACTGGGTATGTAGGTGGCGCGGTTCAGCTTAACGCCCAAACTGGCACATCGTATACCTTTGCGCTGAGTGATGCTCAGTCTATGGTCACGATGAACAACGCCGCCGCAAACACTGCGACCGTGCCGCCGAATAGTTCAGTGGCGTTTCCGATTGGTACGACTATAGCAGTGCAACAGCTCGGCGCAGGTAAGACTACTATCGCGGCGGGAAGTGGCGTGACGATTAACTATCTTTCGACGCTTACCGCAGCCATCGTGGGGCAGTACGGGGTGGCGCAGTTGATTAAGACCGGTACAAATACCTGGACGCTGTTCGGCGCGATTGGAGGCTGATGTGAGTATCTCAACTCTTGACCCGGCATATACTCAAAGTTCGATCACGCTTTCAAATGGGAACCTGACCGGAACAACTAACGGGGGAGGGCCGACGCAACAGTCGGGCTTGGCCACAACGATCCTTAAGCCGAATGTGCTGACAGGCAAGTGGTACTGGGAAGGTGTGCTTGGAGGTAGCAATGCCGCGGTGCTGCTCGGCTTCGGCAACGCGGCCGCGAACCTCTCAACGTACTGCGGGTATGACACGAACTCAGTGGGAGTAATTCAGACCGGATACTCCTACTACAACAACGTGAATTTTGCTGGTCCCGCGCAAAGCTGGGGAATTCCCAGTTCAAACAGCATTGGCTTTGCACTTGATCTTGTGAACAAAAAGTTCTGGACTATTGTGAACGCTGGGTACTGGAACAATGATACTTCAGCTAACCCAGACACAAACACCGGAGGTTATGATATATCAGCATTGGTAGCTGTTAACTCTTCAATCCGCCCGATGTACACCCTGTCGGCTTCGGGGGCTAACTACACTATCAACCTCGGTGCGTCCCCGTTTGTTGCAGCAAAGCCGAGCACGTTTAACCCAGCTAACTTGTGGGCAGCATCAGCCCCGGCTTATGGCCAGATGCTGCTTGCGAATATATAGGAGATTAAAATGTCGTTTGCTAAATTGGCTCAAGTTCACCCGGACCTGGTTAAGGTGATTGAGGCCACGCCGCAAAAACTTCCATTCACTGTGGTGTATGGGATTAGAACTGTGGCTGAAGAAGAGGCCGCGGTTGCTACCGGGCACAGCCAAACCATGCACTCGCGGCACCTGCCCAACGCAAATGGACTGGCTTGCGCGGTTGATCTTGCAGTGCTTACGCCGAGCGGCGCGATTGATTGGGCGCCTGGGCATGAGGCTGAAGTCTACGGCTTGCTTGCCAAGTATGTAAAGCAGACCGCAGCTGCACTGAACATCCCGATTGAGTGGGGTGGCGACTGGACCACGTTCAAGGACTGGGGGCACTTTCAGCTCCCGTGGAAGGAGTATCCCTGATGGATCCGATTACTGGACTTATCAACCTCGGCACCCAGATCATTGAGAAGGTGATCCCGGACCCGGCGGCGAAACAAGCGGCCCAGCTTCAGCTTTTGCAGCTGGCTCAAAGCGGGCAGCTGGCTCAGCTTCAAGCGGACACGGGGCTGGCACAGGGGCAACTTGATGTTGACAAAACTGAGGCGGCTAATCCAAGCTTCTTCGTTTCAGGGTGGCGCCCTTTTATTGGCTGGATTTGTGGCCTGGGCCTTGCTTATACTTTCATTGTGCGGCCTATCGCCAGCCCGTTGCTTCAGCACGCTTATGGTGTGGGCATGGAGCAGCTGGATATGGGTACACTCCTTACGCTGCTGCTTGGCATGTTAGGTCTCGGCGGCATGAGGACATATGAGAAGGTTCAAGGGGTTTCCAAATGAGGGAAACAATCCTTGCATTAGGTCTGGGCATGGTGCTCCAGCAACTTGCAATAGTGCTTATGCTGTTGCAAGCGAACTTCAAGAGGAGAATTATGATGGCGGTTTCGGCTCAAGCTCAGGCGATCGTGACTGAGATCAACAGCATTGCGCAAGCAGTGCAAGCCAAGTTTGCGGCAATGCCCGCGGACAACACTGATGATCTCACCGCCATTGCGGGCGCGGTCACGGCGCTGAACACTGTGGTGACGAACGGGGCCGCTCCGGTGAACCCCGTTACGCCGCCTCAGTAGGAACCTTTGGGGGCGGGCTTGAATGTGTTCCGCCCCCTTTCTCCTACAGACGCAACGATAAGCATTCCACTCTGTGTCATGACTTCGAGGATCTTTTGAACGCCGTAGCTGGGTGCGCGCTGGGATATGAAGTAAAGGATGCGGTGCTCTGGAACTGGCTTTTGATCTTTGGAATAAGCTTGCCACACGAATGCGTAGGTCTCGTCAATGATGTTGGAGTCTGAGGTTCCCTTCATCGCCTTGAAGATATCCGGCATGTGAGCCTCGGCCTCAAGCAGCATGTTCATCGCCTCTTGATAATCAACCATGCGTATAACCATGTCTCCGGACCTGGAAGCAGAGAGGACGATGCAGAGCTTAAGGAAGTGTATGTGACGACGCGGAAGGTAATGCTCCAGTTTAGGATGTTCAGGGATCGGTGGACAGTCAGCAAAGTACCACTCTTGGAACGCCTCCACAACGTCCGGCGAAAATGAAAACGCACCCCATAGCTGGTGGATCGACTGGAGATCGTGTATGAGGTTATCCTCCAAAAGCTGATCAGTTGGCTTAACTTTGAAGAGGTCAATCTTGATCCTTTCCGCTGAGTGGATGATTACCAGCCGCGAGGAAAAGCCCTCGGACCAAGCATGCTCGGGAAGCGTGGTGCTAAGCCAGGCTGGGGTTGTGGCCGCGATCATGTTGAGCTGAGGCTCGGGCATGACAATGGCTTCTTTCATGCTTCGCTTTTTCTCCTTGTAGCCCACGCAGTCATAGAGGTGATTGAGCGTCGACATGAACTCGGTTTCGTAGGCTGAGAGAAATGTTCCGAACTCTTCAGCGCAGACTTGTAGACTATTGAATTTGGCGAAAGTTCCCTCAGATGGCCGAAGCACAGAGCGCACAGCTTCGTGTAGGGAATCGGTAAGTGAGGCGCGTGATACACTGCTGGGAGCCACGTGCAAATCTGGCAAGTGGTTCCAGAATTTAACGACTTCACGAAGACTGTCAGTTTTGCCAATGCCCGGACCTCCGGCTACGAGGACGTAAAGATTAGGAAAGAGCTGGCGTTTGCCCACCACCAGCCACACCTTGCGCTCAAGCGCTCCCGCGATGGTGCTCGCAGCAGCCCACCGGCGGAAGATTTCAGGGGACTGAGTCCCGGAAGTGTACTCAAGAAAAGAGTTGATCCAGGAAGTCAACCGGCGGGGTTCGCTTGCGCTGGTCGGTCCCTTTATACTTGGCGATGCCATCTGGGTTCTTCTCGCTCTTATATGCCCAATTCCAGCCAGTGGCTGCCTCAGTCGGAATAACGAGCTTGCGCCCGTTCATCAGCGGAACCTCGTGTTCGAGCAGCTTGCACACTGCCGGGACGATTTCGTCCTCAAGTTCCTCCGGGTACTGGATTAAGATAGCGTCGTGGATTTGCACGAGAAGCTGACAGATGCCTCTCTCCCACACACTGAACATACCGCGGTTAAGGTAGTCTCCGATTGCGGATTGGGGCTCGTAAGCGATCGCTGCATTAAGAGTTTGATTATCCCAGCGGCGCCCAAAGAACCAGCGGTTACGACCCATAAATGTGGTGATGAATCCCTCGCGGAGCAGACGTCTTCGGACGCTCTCATGCCACCGGGGAATACCAGGAAACGTGGCGAAGTACTCGCGCTGGAACTCTGTAACCAGTCCGACAGGGATTCGAGTTTCTTTTGCCATCTGCGGAGGCTGACCGTGGTAGTTACTGCCATGGCCAAGGCGCTTACAAGCATCCCGGTAAGAAAGGTCTCGGTAGAAACGGCCACTGGCAATCTCCTTATTGCGCTTCATATCGTCAGTCCAAGGCAGGTGCTTGAACGTCATTCGGGCTACGTTGGTGTGGAGGTCGCCCGACTCGCAGAAGTCTAAGTACGCTGGGTCGCCGAACAGGTTCCAGATGATCGCGCCGACGGCACGAGACTCGGCTTGTTCCAAGTCGATGTAGGCAAGCTTCATTCCGGGATCGGCGATGAAGATGCGCCGCATCTCCGGGGCTATGTTTTGGAGGTTGGTTCCGTCATAGAACGCAGATGCGTAAGAGGACAGACGCCCTGTATCGGTTCCGCCGATGTTAAAGCTAGTCCGCATCCTCCCGTCTTCTCCAATGGGAGTTTTAAGAAACCCAAGTTTCTTCCGCAGGTCCTGCAGAAGTATGATGTGGCGGCAGATGGTTTCTGCATGGTAATAGAGGGAAAGTTTCTCCAGAGCACTCCGGTCTGAAGTAATCTTTCCACGCTTGCGAACGTGGGGAAGTCCGAGTCGGTTGTAGAGGAGGTCATTCTTCTGCTGCCATGAGCCAGGGTTGATGGGATCTATTCCTAATCCTTCGGAGAGGATTTGATCAAGCTGAATCTGTATCCGTTCCGCTTGATCTCGGTAGAGAGCCGATACAGAATGTATTGCCTGCTTGTCGATGAGGCAGCCGCGGAGTTCCATTTCAAGAATAGGCGCTTGAAGCCGGCAAGCCCAGTCGTAAGTGGCGCCGGTGATCTCAGTGAGCTTAGGCAGGAGTGCTTCAAGCACTTCGACTGTGACGCAGCAATCAAGGCCGTTGTAGACCTGCTCTGCAAGAGCGGGCGAACTTGGCTCGTCATCCGTGCTCCTCCAAATAATCATTCTTGATCCTCCGGCTTCTCTTGGTGTTTGCCTCGAGGGCGGTTGGGCTTCCAGGCTATCTCGTTGGTGTAGACACTTCCGAGGAACCCGAGGGACTTCTGGGCTTCGGGAAGGAGGCTGTGGTGCAGTAACATAGTATCATGTTTGTAGTTTCGAGGCGCCATCCCGTAGAGCCGCCAGAGGTACTGGATATCATACAAAGTATTCTGCCCGACTTTTTCTCCAGCAGTACCCAGTGCCCGGCGCACCCAGTCCCAAGCTTTAAGCTCATCTTCTAACGTGCTCCAGTAATGTCCGCCGGGCTTTCGGTAGTCAAGGAAAGGAACCACAATAGCCCGGGACGCTGAGCTGGCGAAACCGATGCAAGTAATTTGCTTAAAGGCGGTTTCAATGTCGAAGCCGATGAGCGGACTCGGGGCGAGGTGCTCTTCAAGGAAACGCTCCATGTCTTCAAGGTTAGGGTCCATCCAGATCTCGCGCAGCGGGCGGATCAACTCTGGGGTTGCAGCCTCTCTGAAGGCTTTTTGGAGATCGAGAATGGTGACATAGCGAATATCATACTGTCGCAGTACCTCGCGAGGTGAGAAGGTGGCAAGGAGCTTTTGGCCTGGAAGTAGATCTGAAGTAGTGCAGGTTCCTCGGATCTTGGAAATACTGGCGGAGCCCATAATTGCCCATGCGGATACTGATCCCAAGACAACAACCAGATTAGGTCGGAGTTGTGTAAGCTCATCAAGTAACGCATCAATGTGCCAAGTGTATTCGGATCGAAGATAGAGACCTTTTCGAAGCGCTTTCCTGGATAGATCAACAGAACCTTCAGTTCGCTTGCAGAAAAAGTTCTCTGGATCATCACCTCTAGGACGCTCTTTGAAAACTGAGGTGAGGTAGCACTCGGCTCGGCTAAGTCCAGCATCGCCAAGCAACTCGTTAAGTTGCGCGCCGGACTTTCCCAGAAAGGACTTGTTGTACTGCGCGTCTTCTTCGCCATAGCATTCTCCTACAAGGGCGATTTTATACCCGGACATATCGGCGCTCCCGAATCATGGGAACACGGGAGAACCCAGGGCGCTCGTTAACCCAGTCGAAGAAAGTCAACTGAACCAGGCCGAAGCGGTTCAAGCGGCGGCTCTCTTTGCGTAGGTATTCGGCCCAGTTGTCTTCGGGCAGCGCGATGGTAAAACCGTAAGTGAACCGGGCTACTACAATAGCCTTACTCATCGAGAAGCCCTCCAAGCTCTTTGCGCATCTGCGGCGAACTCGGGGTTTCTTTCCAGCCCAAGTACATAACCAGCCCCAAGACTATCGGCAGCACGAAGGGCAGAAGCACTACCGCACGTAGGATCAAGAAGCCTCGTGTTAGCATCGACGCACATCCTCATGAAGTGGGCAAGCATGTCAGTGGACTTTTCTGACATGTGTCCTACTGTTCGGATCGTTGGGCCAGAGAATGTATTAGAGACAGGGCTGATAATCTTTCTGTCTCCGTGAGAGCAAAAGAACGCCACTTCGTAGACTCGCCTGGGACCTCGAGCCGGATCAGGCAGCGTACCTTTGTTGTCGGACTTGTGCCAGATGAGGGGGAATGGATCGACACGGAACATGGCTGAGAGTCGTTGTAGAGTGTAAGTGTAATGACGCATGGAAAACCAGAAGATAATGTGTGCTGACTCGCCAAGGAGGCGATCACGGTTTGCTTCCAGCGTGTCCAACAACGAGACATAAACCTCGAAAGAGTCATCGTAATCTCCTAGGCTTGCGTTCGCGGTCTGGTGGAACTCCTGTGCATCAATCCCGTAGGGGAAATCGCAGTGAAGTAGATTGAAGGGTCGCCCAGTATAAGAGCTTGCCCACTCGTTGAAATCAGAGTTGAAGATAGGACTGGGTGCAGCCTCCGTGGGCTCCGGATCGGCGAGGTCTCCGAGCAGAGAAGAGAGTTCATCTGCCGCAGCACGTTCAGTCTTGCGAGCAACCAAGTTCTTTGCCACAGAATACTTTGGGGCGAGAACAATGCTCTGATCTCCGTCAGCGATAGCTTTGGCGACGTTAAGCTGGTCGTAGACAGTTCGCGGAGCAAGTCCGACGGCGGCTGCTGTTTGGTCAACGGACCACTCCTCATGGATTTCTTGTTGCAACTCGTGGAAGCGGCGGAGTGCGTCGCACTGGTCTTGCCAGGACAAGTCCGAGCGTTTGACGTTCTCTTCGAGTTCGATGGCTAGAAGCTCTCGGGGGTCCAGCGTATCTGAATACTGGATCGGTATGGAGGTCCAGCCGAGAGATCGACAGGCTTCGACTCGATTTTCACCCGATACGAGTACCCGTTCACGTGTGACAACTGGCGGATGCAGGAGGCCGATTCGACTAATGCTTTCTGCAAGAGCCGCCACTGCAGCTCCGTCAAGTTCTTTTCGGATTCGCTCCGCTCGGGCAATCGTGATGGATGCCAGGGCGATGGTTTCAAATTGTCCTGAGGACACAAGGCTCTCTCCAAGCTGGAGTTAAAAAAGGGGCCGCACCCCGGAAACAAGGTGCGGCCCAGATCTGCGCTTAGGGCTTCGCGCAGGATTCGATACGGGTGCCGATCTCAGTCGTGCCTTCGCGGGTGACGTAAGGCTCGTGCTTGAGTTTCATGAGCACCTGCTTGCCCGGGGCCTCGGCCAGCATCTCGCCAAGGGTTTTCTTCCCGCCCTCAATGTCAAGCGTGACGGTGAGGAACTGCTTGAAGGCGTACTGGCCGCCCTCGGTGTGGAGGAAGATCGAGTGGATGAACGGCGCCCACGACGAAATGTCGTCGGAGATCTGATCTTGGTCCACGTCGTCCTGGGGCATCAGGACCTTCAGCTTGAAGTCCACCACCGGCATGTCCTCGCCGGCCTTCGAGGTGACAGTCCGCATGGCGGGCATACCCTGGATGGTGGTGAGGTAGGTGCCAACCGGCTTCGGCTTCGGCTTCTCAACGGAGTCTGCTTTCTTGGAGAGGATATCTGTGAAGTCGACCATAGGACTGTGCTTTCTATTCTGGAGTACGGTTGGTGATAGTCTTGAAGATGGTGGCAAGGCCACTCTCCAAGGGCAGTGAATCCGGCAGCTTAAAAGCCACTGGATTTTTCAAGTCAACAATACCAGTTGAATTGGTACGGATGACTCGCTTCACGTTCTGCCCCGAGCCACTGGCTTCGGCAAGACAGACAACGTTGAAGTAGGCGCCGATCTGATTGTTCAGGGCTCGGCCGATTGCGCGCGGAAAACCTTTGATGACTTCGAACTCGTTCTCGCGGTAGTCCAAGTGGGCGAGGACGATTACGTTGCAGCGGACCTGCTCCGAGAACAGGAGGGTGATGAGGTTCATGACGAGTTGCTGCGCGGTGTTGTAGTAGGTCTGCTGATCCATCGCCGCCGGGTTCATAGCCTGGGCGTAACGGAAGGCCGCAGCGGCTGCGTTGGTCAGCGAGTCTATGACAATGACAGTATCTGGACCCCAGTCGCCGGGCTTGCCGAGGTCTTCGTCGCCGGACTTCCAGTGGTTCAGCTGCTTAAGGGCCTTGACGTAAGCGTCGGGAGTGCCATCGACAAAAGGCATCACCTTGACGGACTTGCCGGCGAAGACGACTGGAGTGTCAAGGCCCTTCATTTTATCTGTGAAGGTTTGGAACGAGACGTTGCCGATCTTCTCGGGGCAGACGTGGTTGACGTACTGAACGAGGGAACCGAGCAGGTTGTCGAAGTCCCAGATGCGGAGCTTGTAACCGGCCGCGACAAGGCCGGTGAGGCTGCCGGTCTTGCCGGAACCTGGGTTGCCCATGTAGAGCATCTTGACAAACTCAAGGGACTGGTGCTGGGAGAGTGCGGTCACTGGGTGAAGCCTTCTGGAACGATGAGGGAGGAAACGACCTCCTCCGGCTTGGCCATGAAGAGGGAGATCGTGGCGAACACGGTGTCTCCCTTCTCGATGAACGGGAAGATTTGCTTAGGGACTACGAGCTGAACTCCGGTGGGGTGTTGGAACTGTAGCTTGTCAAGCGTGGTGGAGGACATGGTGCATTCAAGTGGAATCTGAAAGACGTTGGCTTTGATCTCAATGTCGGACACGGGACTACCTTTCTTCAAGTGGGTTCCAAGGAACCTTGTGAAAGTCATTGGCGAGGAACGACTGGCGAACGCGAGGGTCTTTGTTGCACACACCACGGAACTGACAAGCGCCGTAGTTGTTACAGGACATTTCGTTCATAGGCCAGCGCTGGACCTCAGCGTAGTACGCGGCGGTGGTCATCCAGTCGGAGAAACCTTCAAGCCACTCATCGAGTTGAAGCTCTGTCCGCATGGTGATGCCCCGGCTGAAAGCCGTGAAGCCTACGGCGACCTGGGCTGCGTCGATGATAACCCCGGCGACTGGCATGTCGTAGACGATCCGCGAGGCGAGGGTGTAGAGGGTCATCTGGTTATCTGGCGAGTAACCGTCGAAGTAGTACCCGGAGAGGGTTGACCCTGTTGTCTTTCGGTCCATGACATAGTGTGTTCCTCCGAACTCGACAAGTCGATCCATGTGACCTGAAAGGATATAATTCTTACCTTGTCCGAGATGTATTCCGGTATCAAAACGGAAAGAAAGCTCCACAGCCGGCTTGCCATTTGCCAGTACAAGGGTTCGCGCCGCATCGTTTTTGTACTCCTCGAGGTACCAGATGATACTGCGGACGAGCGTCTCGCGGTTCTTTTTGGTGTTGCCGGTTTCCCAAGGTTGCCAAACTTCAACACCTTGCTCATCCAGTACGCGATCCCCACTCTCGCAGAGACACTGCTGGACCACCTTGATGAGCGCCTCGTGGTGATCCGAACCCTGCGTACGGAAGATATCATAGCGCTCGAGTCCTTTGTGATAGGCGATGCCGAAGGTGAGGTGCATGGACTCATCGCGCTTGCGCCAGCCCTCGATCATGGTGAGGTAGTACTTGCGCGGACAGGCTTTAAGCAAGCCGAGGCTCGTGCTGTCCCAGGCGTATTGGATCTGGCTGTCGGGGAGGAACGGGGACGGAAATCCTGGTTTGGGTGGGTCGGGAATTGCCGTGGTATGGCTCAGGGACTCAGTCCGGGGAAGAAGCTGAGTCATTAGAGGTCTCCAAGGCCAAGGTCGTTGAGGGACAGGCCCGCGAGGTCGGCCTTGGGTTTTGCGGCCCGGGTCTTCGTCGCAGCTGGGGCTTTAACCCCGGAGACGAACTTCTCTCGGTTCTCGCGGTAGTACGCAATGATCGACTCGATGTTCTCTCGCGTAAGCTCCAATGGATCGCGGGCGAAGAGTTCGCTGATTGCATCACTCATCTTCTAGCTCCAGTTCAACAATGAGACCATCAGTGGTCTGCGGGGAAAGGCGGTTGTCTATACGAGCGACGTAGCTGCGGACCAGCGCGCGGATGGCTTTGGCTGGGCCAAGCGTCGGATGGAGGGCTTTCATCCGAAGGTAGTCTCGCTCGTAAAGGTTAAGAGTAACCTTAACAATGGGCTCAATCTCTTTCTTGGGCACCGGAGGAACCTTTCTTTATGATCCACAGCTCGGTGCTGTCGGTCGGGGAGGGAACAAGGGAGAGCACGTCAAGTGCTGGGTCGCAGGCTTCACGCCGGACTTTGTAAAGGCGCTGTTGCAGCGCGGGCACGTCATCAGAGCGAACGCAGATACCGCGTTCGGCAGAGAGCGCCTGATAAAGAAATTCGAGGGACATGCGGGGGAACTCGTGCTGGAGTCATCAAGCGCCACGGCGGACCATGAGGCTAAAGGACTCCCCCGGCCGGGAGTCAAGCGGCCGGGGAAGAACTCGCAAGCGGGGAGGCGCTTACTTCTTGGCCTTCGGGGTCTCGGCCGCGGGCTCTGACGACCCGAGGTTGGCGAGGTCGATCGACGCAAGCGACTGGGCTTCGGCCACGCGGGCCTTAGCGGTCTCGAGAATCTTCGGGTTGGAGGCGATCGCAGCCTTGGCCAGCTCGGTGATCTTCGCCGCCGGAACGGACGAGATCTGAATGCCCTTGGCCTTGATCGCGTTGCGGACCAGGGTGCGGGCGATCTCCAGCGCCTCAGCCTGAACCGGATCAGAGGTACGGCCACCGCCGCCAGTCCGAACGCCCATTTGGTAGGCGGCGCAGTACTCGTCCACGGTCTCTTGGAAGGACTCGGCGTCGAACGTGCCGGCCTCTTTGAGTTCCTTGACCTTGGCGGCGAGGTTGTTGCGGATGTTCTCCGCGTAGACTTGGTTCAGCTGGCTGGCTTCGCCGGCGGTCAGGACATGGCCTTCAGCGTAGGGCTGCGGAATCTGGAACGACTCGCCAGCAATGGTGTAGGTCTCTTCCGGGGTCGTGTCAGTGATAACGGGCATTGGATGCTCTTTCGGTTAGGCTAGGTTGTGGGGACGCGCCCCGGGGAAAATCCACCGTAACCCGGCGGCGGGGCGGTGTCAAGAAGAAAACGCGGACTTGCCGGACTTTATGCAGCCCGTTGTATGGCGGATGCGCGCGGGGCGAGAGCCATATCAAAGGCCCAAATCCTTAAGGCTGAGCTGCGTAACCGCAGGACGACTTGCCCGAGTCTTGGCTACGTGGCGGTTTATATCCTCGTCGACCCGGAGCGCGGTTGCTTCGAGTGATAAGGCGTGTCCAGGGTGAACGACGTCTCGGGCGCGGGGCCAATAATGCCGCCGCTGAGGGTCTGGTGGACGGGAAGCTTGGGCCTCGAGCAAAGCGTCGAGTTCCTCCAAAGTGTCACAGGCGCAGAGGAATCCCACCTCGTCCCACACCCAGTAGCGGCGCAGGTGAGGATGAGCAATGCGATATATGCGAAGAGGAGAAGTGTATAGGCTACCGGAGCTGAAACCGTTCGGCGGCGACGCTGGGTCATACATGGGTGCTCCTACAGTTCTTCGATGACAAGCGGGGCGCCTTTACGGATGTAAAGGAACGAGTCTGTGGCCTGAACGACGAGCGTGTCGTAGGCTGAAGTGCCGTGGCGTGGATCACCTGCGGCGAAGATTTTGGTAGATTGCTCACGGTCCAGGCCCCGGAAGTAGTAGCAGCGCTGGCGAAGGTTCACCGCGGCCTGAGGTGAGCCGCAAGGGATTCGGACGCCGTTCTCGGAGTCAAGCGCCCGGTCCATTGCGGCTCGAATTTCGTCGTAGGAAGCTAGGGATTTACTCATGCCCACAGGAGGACTCCTCAGTCTAAGGTTGAAAGGTGGTGGAGGTAGCAATTCTCTTCGAGACGTTCAGACTCGTCCGGAGTTAGCTCGAACTCCTTCTTGTTGTGCTCGACGGAGACGATCTCAAGCTCGGCGCATTCGGGCGGGTCCCAGTAACTGCCGACGCGGCCCGGGGTGTACTCGTAGAAGACGCTGATGAGGATCTCGTCTTCGTTGCCTTCAGCGTCCTCACGGAGGATCGCGGTGTCCCATTGGTAGGTCAAAGATTGGCTCCATCTAAGCTGCGGTAAACAACAGGTCGGCCGGCTTCGCGGGCTGCGGCAATGCCCAGGCGCATACCTTCGGAGATGCCTCGGTCAACGTAGACTACTGTGGCGGCGGCGCGAAGTCCCCAGACCAGCCCGAGGACAATACCAAGGGCGCGCTCCGACTCCAGCGAGTCGTTCAGCACCTGAGGGTAAAGCAGATGCGAGGCGAACGGTGCCTCGCCGTTGGCGATTGAGTGAAGCATAGCTCGCCTCGCGTAGGCTACGTTGGCTTCGCGGTCGCCGGAGAACGGGGACTCAAGCAGGACCAGTATCGGCAATGTAGGTACGAGCGCGGGCGATTGCGGCTCGGGCGACGTCGGTTCCGAGCTGTTCGAGGCTTGCTCGGCAGGTTGCGTAGGCGGCTCGGTATCGAGCACACTGTGCTTCGGCAATGGCGAGCCGTTCAGCTTGGTCTTCTCGGACATGGTAGGTCTCCTTTCGAACTTTAAGTTCGGCTTTAAGTTGCTGGTTGGCCGCGAAGAAGCTCTCGCGGAGAGTCTCGAAGGTAGAGGCGTACTCTGCCTGGGAGTCGAGGTTGGCTTTGAGCCCGGTGATCTGGGCTCGGAGTTCCTCAATCTCCCGACGGAGCAACGTGTTGGTGGACTGAAGGGATTTGTTCTTCGTGTCCAGCGCAAGCGTGTCCTCAATCGCGTGTTCGGCAAAGAGGTTGTTTACCTTATTGTCGCGCATGGTCTCAAGTAGCTTGCGCCATTCGCTAGGTGTTCGTTTCATCGCACAGCCTCCAGATGAAAGCGGCACGCTTGCTGGCTGGGTCTTGACGGGACTCAACCAGCCCGCGGCGTTGAAGGCGACCGAGGACGCTTCGCACTGTGCGAGGGTCACAGCCAACGCGGGCTGCGATGTGTTCCGCGGTCGAGGCGCCGTGACGAGAAAGGTCATCTATGATCTCGTCAAGGCGCCAGGCGGGGGTGGCTTCACCTCTGGGCATCAGGACCTCCAAGGGCGTCACGGGCGACGAGGGCAGCTTCTTGGCATGTGTCACAACACGCGCTCCGGGCAATGCTGGTCAGCGCCTCCCGCAGCTTCGCGTTCTCAGCCTCTGCTGCGCGGAGGGCGGTGATGAGCTTGTAGGCAATGGTGTCAGATACGAGCGCATCTTCGTCGCCGGTCGGGTCGTCAAACCAACGCTCAGCCTCAGCTATCAGGTCCGCGCTCTGGCCGGGGGCGGTCGGCGGATTATTGGCCCACCACTTGGCGCACGTCGGGCACAACACCTCGCCCACATTCTTGCCGCACGTTTCGCAGAACGGCTTGCTCGGGGCGGTGTCGAGGGTGCGGGTGTTCCACAGGTCAACTACGTTTCGGGGAAACACCGCAGGGCCTATAACTTCACAGAACGTGCAAAGGACCCTCGGCGGATACAACGTATTCAGAAAAGCGGCTTTGCCTCCGCAAAACGGGCACGGCTTCAGGTCTGTGTGGGTCATCGGAAACCTCCTTCATCCTTGGCGCGCTGGCGTCCGCGGTCGACCTCATCCGCAGCGGCGTCGAGGCGTTCCTGACGGATCAGCTCCCAGATGAAATCATCAGTCGCCTCGGGGTGCTCCTCGCGAAGCTCTTCATAGCGGTTAAGTTCTTGGCTAGAACGGCTCATTAGAAATCCTCCAGTCGGAACTCGTCGGAATTGACGTAGTAAAGGGTTTGCTTAGCTCGGGTCTCAATGACGTATTTGAGATTGCGCTCTTGCGTAAGCTGCCGGTTGTCGCCTTCCTCGGCGGCGCGAAGAGCGAACTTGCTCGGGATGAGGAACGAGTCGAGGAAGAAGACTACGTCCCACTCGCCGCCTTTGGACTTATGCCCGGTCATAAGCTGGATCGGGCCCTCGGCCTTGAAGATCATCTCAGCGTAGGCAATGGCCTCGCCCCGAGTTCGGGTGTCTCGCGCGAAAGCCCGGAGGCAATCTGCCTTGTCATGGATGGCTGCGTGGCGACGCTTGTCGGCCTTGGTAAGCTCCTTGGCCTCCCAGGTTTTGATCTCGCCGAGGAACACCTCGGACGGATCGGTGTCGGAGCCGAGCTTTTTCATCAGCTTGATCAGCCCCGCGCCGATATCGTTGCCGAGGATTTTGATTCCTCGCTTCGCGCGGATAAGCCGCATGGCCATGGAAAACAGCGGCGCGTTGGCTCGGCAGATTATCGCCGCGCCGTCTGGAATCATCGCAGGCGTCCAATGGTCGAGATGAACGACGGCTCCATCCGCGGCCCAGTCAGGAGACTGAATGTGTGGGACATGCCACTTAACATTATCTGCGACGAGTCGCGGGCAGCGGAAAGCAACACTGAGCGGCAGACGGCGCATCCCGAAGCGAGTGGAAAGTTGTTCCATGCTTGTGTGACTGGCCCCGCGGAACGCGTAGATGGCTTGATATGGATCTCCAACTGCGATGACTCGACCGCCCGCAAGTCGTTCAAGTATCTCGTGATTGAGAGGAGAAAGGTCTTGGGCCTCGTCAACCATGACGCACGAGTATTTAGGGAACACACCGCCGAACAGTGCGGACATGTAAACCTGATCGTCGAAGTCGATGACACCTCGATATGAGTCTGCAATGCCTTGCTCCAAGATTTGGTCGAGGACGAACAGGTATTCGTCGCTCATGTTGATATCGACCTGGGAATAAACCGCCTCGAGAAGGTCTTCGACTTCGAGGAGGCTTCGCCCGAACTCGCGCATTTTGGCTGGGACGTAGCCGAGAGCCTTCGCAAGCCGGATCACACGGAGGAGGGCGGCGAAGTCCTCGCCAAGCTGGCGCTTGAGCTGGGCGTCCTTGACCTTGTTCATGTACTCGCTGAGCGCGTCGTAGACCTTTCCAGTCTCCAACTTAAGTTTCTTCCCGGTGGTCTGGCCCCAGACTCGGTGGCCGAGGGCATTAACCGTGGAGCACGTTACGAAGCTGGGAAGACGCCGGGCCATGTCCTCAGCGTTCTTTTTGTTGAAGGCGAGGCAGATTGTTGGGAGGACTGGGAGCCGGGCTGAGGCCATGGCAAGAGTTGAAGTCTTACCGGAACCGGCGACGGCCTGAACTTCAAGTGAGTCTTGCGTGTTGGCGAACGCCTCGATGACTGCGAGTTGTTCAGGGGTGGGGACAGGGTTGGACATTAAAGGTCTCCAAGGTCAAGATCAGCGAGGGTAAGTTCAGGGTTGCCACGAGGCGTGAAGCGACGAACTTTTGCCTCGTCGTAGAGCGGCTCGGGCCGAACCACAGGAACTGTGGGGCGAAAGGGCTCGTTCTTATCAAGCGCGCGCACTGCGTCACGGAACAGGCCGAGGTTGGCTCCGAGCTTGCCGCCGACGAAGTCCAGGGTAAACTGGAACTGGGCGCCGTTAGGCAGCGTGGCGTTGAAGTGGCCGTTTTTCGGATCGACTGTAAACTCGATCAGGAGTTTGTTTTCAAGCATCGCTGTCTCCAAAGATTGGTTCCGCGGGCGGCTCGCCGAAGTCCGCGGATGAGTCGTAAAACGTGCGAAGGCCGAGGCTGTTGCAGGTTCCCGTGGAACACCAGCGAGTCCAACGCGGCTCGGGCGGCGCGATAAGCGAGATTGCGTCGCCAAAAAAGTGAGTGCGGCCAATGAACCACACTGGCGTTCCTCGGCGCTCGTCCGCGTAAACGTCAGTATAGACTATAAGTCCGTCGCCGAGGCGGTCTTCCATAAGGGCCTCGGCGTTGAGCAGCTCGGCGATGACGCGCTTGTTCCACTCGGGACGAACGAGGGTTGTCACCTCGCGAAGCCGGGGCTGAATCCAGTAGGCCACGCGGCCGGTTGGCGGATTAGCGTTGCGCATCGAGAAACTCCTTCAGGTCTTGGGCCGCGACAAGCGCCTTGCCTCGCGAGAGAGGATAGGTCTTCCCTGTGTACTCGCCGGCGATGCGGAGGCAACGCGAAAGCGTGTAGGCTCGATTGGGCTTGATGCCGACGGCTAGGAGTTTCAAGGCTTGCCGGATAACGATGATCCGGGCAATCTCTGGGTTTACGTTAGTCATAGGCTTTCTCCGTTGGTCCACTGAACCAGCCGGGATGTTGGGTCCGGGCTGGTTGGATGGATCAAAGGCTAGTGAAACCAGAGTTTAAACAGTGCTATCCACACTGGAAGTGTCATCACCAATCCCCTGACCTCGTTGGCGACGATCAGCGATAATACTACGAAACGCTTCTGGGTACTGGTAAGCGTAGAAAAGCTCGCAAAGATTTGCAAACCAGTCACCCATCTTGTGACAGGCGCCCATGGAAATGTAATCCATCTCCAAGTGGCGACGGGTCTCCAGAAACATACGTTCAAGGCGTGTTTCATAGGTTTCCTCAAACTTTTCGTGCTGGTACAGCTCCTCCGGGCGGTACTCGTAGAAAGACTGGGTTAGGATGAACCGCGCGAGGATTAGTGGTGAAACGGCCTCGCCGTCAATCGTGAACAGCGGAACTGCGTTGGGCTCGATGGTGTTCATTAGTGGGTTCCTCGGGGCAAGATGATCCAAAGCCAGGCACAAAGGACAACCCAAAGCGCTGGCACAGCGACTACGACGAGGATGGCTTCAAGACGCGGCTTCATGCGCGCGCGCTCCCTTCCCAGGAAAACTTCCGCAAGGCGAGTGCGGCTTTGGGCTGAGGACGCGCCCGGGGAATGCGAAGCGCGATTGCGATGTACTCGGCTTGCGTAAGCTGGGCTGGTGAAAGCTCACCCGCGGTGAGGCGGGCTCGGTTAGGCTTGTGGTATGTTTGCATTGGTTTGACTCCAATTCGGACTTGGATTAAGTCCCTAGAACCCCACGCGGACGTGGGGCTCACGGGCTCTAAGCCTAGGCAATGTGCATCCAGTCCTCAATCGGGACAAGGATCAGCATCTCGCCTTGAACGTCGGTGCCTCGCATTGCGGATTGCGCCGACTCTTTGTCTTGGTACGTTCCGAGCCATTGGACACCGTCCGCGGTGAGGATAAGCACTGCGTGGGTGTAAACTTCGGGTTCCATGTTTAACTCCAATTTGTGCCGCTGGGCGACGGCTGTGGAATTGCCCAAATAACCAGCCGGTAAACACGCTCTTGCGCCCGGCTGGTTCAATCGGCAATTCCCGCACGAGGCGGAATGCGATTCGAGGATTCACAATGTCAAAGACCGGCGGCTGGTTCCGAGTTGCCTCGCGGCGGAACGCCGGGTCGGTCCGAGAATCTTATATGGTCCAATCAAGAATGTCAAGAAGATTTTTAAGGTCAAGACCGTGGCGTCAGGTAAACCCGTTCGGGTTGTCAAGACCGTGCGGACGCACGTCCCTGGCATACCCTAATTCCCTTGATATTCTGCGGATTCCCCTCGTATTGAAAAATGACGGGTTTTCGGGGTTTAGGTATGGCTCACGCATTTGGGGCAAGAGCCATACTACCCCACTCGAGTTTCTTTCTGACTAGAGAAAAAAAAAAAAAAAAAAAAAAACACTGAAGATAAAACAACAAACCCCAGTGGGGTAAGCCATACAATGCGCACGGGGCGTGAGCCATACCCAACGGGGCAAAATCCGTGTTTTTTCAATACCAGGGGAATCCGGGGAATGTTCGGGGAATTAGCTTATGCCTTGGCGAATCAGGCTGCACACTTGAATGCCCGTACACGGGCAAGAGGCGCGTCGGGGCATTCCCCATCATGGAACACGATCTCGGGCGCCACGCGCGACGTGTGGGCGATGGCGATGGCAAATTGCGTCGCCTCATGCCGGGTGTGAAATTGGGCGATCACAATCCCCCGTGCGATGACTCGAAACATGGTCGCCTCCCGTGGCGCAAAGAAAAACCCACGCGAACCATAAGCTCGGGTGGGTCTTGAGTCAACGCCGTTCGGCGCGGGGATTAGAAATCGAGGTCAATGTCGATTTCGGCCATGGTCGCAAGATTGGCCTTCGCCACGTTAATGATTGCCTCGGTCGCGGCCAGCTTCGCCACAAGCGCCTTGCGATTGTCCGCGTCGAGTTTAACGCCCTTGGCCTTGGCCGCTGCGTCAACACGTTCGGCTGCGACGCGCCGGCATTCCTTGCCCAGCTCGTCCGTGGTGCGCGTGGAGCTGGCTCGGATTTTACCCTCGGTCAGAGCCTTCCATTTCTTGTCGCTGTTCGCCACCGCGTCCTCGCCCTTGTTCTGTCCGGCCGAGTCATTGTTGATCCGTTGGAACCCGTACTGGAAGATATACACCAGGGCTTCGGTTGGAAGCGCCGTGAGATCCCGTTCGACCATGGTCCCGCGGATATTCGCGGTCAGGGTGTCGGCGATGTTGAAGGTAACTTGCATTGTCTTGACTCCGTTATCCGCGGCGGCCAATCCGCTTTGGATGAGCCACCATAACCCGCCCATCCCGAGTGTCAACAACAATCTTGCGGTGGACTGCACTTTTCTTCCGGCCTCGCCGGGGTGCCGTGGTCCGAGCCGTTTTGCCGATTTCGGGGGGTGTACCCCGCCGAGTGCCCACGCCCGCGCGCGCGCAAGAGCCAGTTAAAACAAATCCCCAAATCGACTCATATGGCTCACAGTGCCGAAGGCACTAACTTGGTTTCTCTGGTATGGTTGTTGCTCCGGGCGCGTTGTATGGCTCAGGGCCTCGCCGGAAATTTTTTGTTCAGCGGGCTTGACTCGGGCCGCGAAGCACCGCAGGCTGGGGGTATGGAAATCTCCTCGTTGGACCTCACGCCGCGTACTCGAGGCCGCCCCCGAAAGGCGGTGCAGGCTGAGTATGTCCGCGAGCTAGGCCCGGCCGATATTGCCCTGCTCGAGTCCGGCCGGGGCATCAAGGCCCCAAGCCTGACGCGCTTACGGGACCGGCACCACGCGCTGGCGCGGTTGCTCGCGCAGGGCAAAACCCCAACCGAGGCCAGCATCATCACAGGCTACGACGTCAGCCGGATCTCGATCCTCAAGCAAGACCCGACGTTCCAGGACCTCGTCACGAGTTACCGCTCCGTCGAGGACGGCCTCATGGCCGAGTTCACCGAGCGCGCCGGACTCCTTAGCTTAACGGCTATGGCGAACCTTCAGGAAGCTCTGGAGGACGACGAGAACCCGCTGCCGGCGAGTATGCAGCTTGAGATCGCCAAGACCTTCGCCGACCGAACCGGGCATGCGCCTGTGCAAAAAAGCGTTCAGACGAACGTCAACGTCGAGCTGGGCTCCCGGATGATCGCGGCCCGGCAACGACTTGCCATGCTCAAGAACGTCACTCCCAGCCCCGCCGAAGGCGGGGGCGATTCAGGACTGGCCCCCCAAGATATTTCTTTTATCGAGGGGGCGTGTGATGAGCTGGGAGAGTGAGGTCATAGACCTGATGGCCGAGTTGAAAGACCGGCCGCTGGACTTCGTTTATGCTGCTTTTCCGTGGGGTGAGCCGGGGACAGCCCTCGCGGAAATGACCGGGCCGGACACCTGGCAGATCGCTGTGCTGAGCGACTTGCAGGAGGGCCTTATCAATATGGATGAGGCCTGGCGTATCGCTGTCCGGTCCGGTCACGGAGTGGGGAAGTCAGCCTTTTTCTCCTGGCTGATCCTGTGGGGGATTTCCACGCTGGAGGACACCCGGGGCCGGGTCACGGCCAACACGAAGGAGCAGCTCATGCGGGTGCTCTGGGGCGAGTTGAGTAAGTGGCACCAGCTCTTCATCGGCAAGTTCATGTTCAAGGTTTCGGCGACTGCGATCTTCTCGTCGGACCCCGCGCACGAGAAAACCTGGCGGATTGACGCCATCCCTTGGAGCGAGGAGAACCCCGAGGCATTCGCCGGGCTGCACAACTACGGCAAGCGGATCATGATCCTCTGCGACGAGGCCTCGGCCATTGCCGATGTGATCTGGGAAGTCCTCGACGGCGCGACCACAGACGCGAACACTCAAATCATCTGGGCCGTAGCCGGGAACCCCACGAGGAACTCAGGCCGCTTCCGGGATTGCTGGGACCGGTTTTCCGGCCTGTGGCACCACTACGTTGTCGACGCTCGCACGTCGGC